TAGTTTTATTGACACTTCTTCTTCCGTTGTCTTTGGTGCGTGGAGTTCAACCGAAACCGTAAGTGCTACAGGTAGTAATAATGGCACCTCAAATAGTAGTGCAACAATACCATCTGGAACTAAAGGTATCCTAATAAAAGGAAGCACAAGCAGTCAAAACAATAGTCAAGGTCAGGGAAGGTTATTCGTAAATGGCACGCAAAGAGCGGCCGGATCAGTGCAGAACGACGGCGATGGAAGTGTAATCGATTTTGATTATTTAATTTATATTGATGCCACTACTGGATCGGGAACATATTTTCTCAATAGTAGAAATGTTACGGTGCCAGGCACAGCTTGGGTTGGTTCTGGTGCAGTAACTTCTATTCAAGTTCAGGCACAATCAACAAGTAGTGATAAAAACACCACCCACAGCACAAATATATATTATTCATAAAGGATAGATAGAAAAAGGAGAAATAAATGGCAGAGTTTCCTACAAATCCTTCTAATGGAGATAAACATACAATTGGTGTCAAAACTTGGGAATATAATGCAACCGATGATAAATGGGTTGTAGATCAGTTTGGATTGGAAAATTGGACAGTTTCACAAGACTCATCAAATAGACTACTATTTACATATAACGGCACATTAATGATGAGAATATCAACAACTGGTGATATTGAAACCAGAGGCAATCTCACTGCATTTTCGGATATGACATAATGCCAATACAATCTTCTGGAGCTATATCAATACGAGATATCCAATTAGTTCATAATTCAGCTTCACCTACTTGGCAGAGGGTTTCATTCGAAGATTATTATAGAACAGTTGGATATGTTCAAGATTTGCCAGCGAATTCTGAGGTCCCAGAAATCCAAGGAGATCCCATAAGTTTTGATGATTTTTATGGAACGGAATCTCCAATTCCAGTTGAGTATGAATTAATTGGTGGTGGTGGAGGCGGTGGATCAGGAATGAATAATGGCCAAACTACAGTCGGCGTTACGGACGGAGAAACGGGTGGCGATAGCAGTATTGTAATTGAACATACAGATGATAATGATGTTGTAACTACAATTTTATCAGTAACATCAAGTGGTGCCGAAGGAGGCATCGCGAGCTCGGTTGATCGGGGATCTTCTGACAGAACTGGTGACGCCTCTTATTATGGCTCTGGTGGTGCTGGCGGAGGATTAAAGTCCAATGGAGGCGGTGCGCCGGGCACAAGCTATGGCGCGGGGGGCGGTGGAGGCGGCGGCCGCGTCCAGACGAACTCATACGGAGGAATATACAATCGAGACCCAGCAGGAGAGGGCGGCGATGCAGCTATTCGGGAAGTGAGTTCTGAAAATTATGCCATAGAAATTCCAAGCGGTTCAATAATGACAATAGTAGTTGGAGCTCCTGGCCTTGGTGGGGTCGACGGTGGCACAAATGGGGGAAATGGCGCTGGGGGATATGTTAAAATTACAATTAACAGCAACGAATATATATACTCGGCCGAAGGGGAATATACGGTGACATTATGATACATTTATTTAATAAATTTTTTTTAACAGAATATGACTATTCGGATGCCACCGACTTGATATTTTCTTATAGGAATGGAGAATTTTCAATTTGTTTGATGGTTAAAGGATATAAGAATCTTGTAAAGGCAATTGGGATCGATAATGTGCCAAGAATATTCAAAGACAATCCAAATGAAGAAATAAAATATGGAGTAGATCTGGAAAGTTTATCCACAAATAAGAAGAGATTTTATACAACTGAATCAACGTGGAAGGATGTTGATTCAGAGGCTTATAGAGTTTCACATCAATCGATCACTGGAAGAGGATATTATATAAACAATAATGACAGAATATGGACAACAAAGATATACAAAAATAATATTGAAGATAGAATCAGTATAGATCGATGGAAACAAATGGGTACAAAAAATATAAAGGCTGCGTCAGATGAACCAGAACTGTTAGGGGAAGATTCTGATTGGAAGGGCCCGAAAGAAATTTTGAAAATTTGTTATGATAATCGAATAGATTATATTGTTTATAAAAAGGTATTGAAAAATCAATCTTATGTTAGGGTTTTAATAAATCCCCAATCACACAAATAATAAATAGAAGAAAACATTACAAAAAGGGCAAAAGAGATGGCAGATACCAATCTTTCAACATCGATTAGTGGAATTCGTACAAGATTATTAAATGATATTCCTACAGCAACTGTAGATGAACTTTTGGCACTTGCAAGGGCGGCAAAATCAGTTGGTTTGACTGAAGATACTGACATTGAAGCTGCAATTGATTCGAGAGCACAAACTCTATCTTCTGGTGCAACTACGGATGAAGTCATTAAACTGTCACAGGCCCTAAAACAAGTTAGAAATACTTCTCAATCTGCTCTTTCACCTTCCGTAACCTCTGATGATATCCTAGAAGGAATTTCCAACAAATATATGTCAGATGCAAATCTGCAATCATTGGGTTCTGCAATCATCCCTGCAACTAACGAAACTCTTGATTTGGGTTCTGCAACGAACAAATTTAGAGATTTATATCTGAGTTCAAACACATTGTATCTTGGAGAAACAACATTTAGTTCAGATGATATTCTGAACTTTGATCTTTCTGTAACACCAGAAACACTCGAAATTCAAGTAGATGATCCAACAGCAGGCCACGGAACGGCATGGCAGTGGACTTGGACACAATCCGCTTTGCCTTTTGCCAGACTTGCAATTACAAATTCACCACAAACCGTTGTTCCACTTTATTTGGAGGGAACATATCAAATCAATAACTTTGCACATACTGTTCATGGATCAATGACGCAAAGGCACGATTTCAAATTGAAATGGATTGAGGGCGCTGGAGATGATAACCTTGTTCCTTGGGTAACTACATCAATTGTAAATGATAGTCACCCAGACATCAACGGCGGGACTGCACAAGATGTTCAAAGACTTGCTGTGAGTGTTCCTTCTTCTATCACACTACCTACACTCGTTGCTCCGTCTGTTTCTTATGATGTCACTTCTACCACAGGAGCTTATGTGTTTAGTGGTACTGCTAGTGGAAACAATCCAGAGATTGGGCCGTTTTATCGTGGTGGTACATATACTGTCAATATCAATGCAGCTGGCCATCCATTCTACTTTACAACCGACAACGGCACCAATTTTTCAGCAGGAACATATTTTGGTGAATGGACTTCTGGTGTTACTGGTTCTAGAAATGAAACTGGAACAATCACATTTGTTGTGCCGTCAAACGCACCAGATATTCTATACTATCAGTGTGGAAATCATTCAAATATGCGTGGTATTATTCGCGTTAAGGATTTGGCAGTTGAAACAAACGCGAATGGCAACTATTTAATATATGGCCAGCACAACCAAGAAGGACATGTACAGACAATTGAACTTCGTCCTCTACCAACACTTACATCACAAATGTGTCTAGTGTATGATTCATCGACAAACAAGTTTGTACCACAAGACTTGGCAACATATGTAGAAAATACTCCAAGTTTTGAGAATAAGATTAAAGAAGTTGCTGGTACTGCAACTCTGATTGCACCAGATGGAACATCTTTGGTTGCATCTGTCAACATCTATAGTGATGCAACGTATCTTCCAGCCGTCGGAAACACAGTTGGTGACATTGCATTTGTTGAAGATACACAAAAACTCTATATCTATAAAACTACAGGATGGATTGAAACCGTTGCAAACGCAGACTTAACAGGTCTTGCAACAGAAACATATGTACAAAACTATGTTGCAAACAATGTCTCTGGTGGAAATGTTGTAGAATATACTTCAACAAATACAGCTGCTGTAAATGATGTTGTAATGTTGAATACTGATGGAACTGTGACTGTAGTTGAACCTACAAATTATCCATTTATAGCGAATAAGGGTGAAAATTACATTACCTCGGCAGGCACTGAAAATAATGCATCTGGAGAATCTGCAATTGTTGGGGGTTCTTCAACACCAGACAAATATTTCACAATGTGGGTAGAAAGTAATGGATGGAATGGTTGTATTCAAATAAACAACAGTGGAACCTTTTCGTATGGTACTGAATACCTCTTTAGCGATTATAATGCAGCTAACGGTACTAGAGGATTAAGTACCACTCAAGGAGAAGAACCATATATTCTTTTTAGTTCTGTCGATCCAGATAGAATTTTAGTTATAGGCAAGTCCACATCTGCAACTGGACACCAAGTTATGTCATTGCAGGGTACAGTTAGTGGAACTGCTGTTACTTGGGATGGAACTTACATTACACATCCAGATTACAACACCGAAGGTTATTCTTCTGGCTCTCAAAGATTCCAATACGATTATGCTGGAAGTACTCCAGGCACAACAGACAAATTTATCATGGAATATAGTGATGCTAGCGGAAACAAAAAACTCGTTAGAATCGAATGGGACGGAACCACACTAACATATGGCGATCCCGTTGATGTTACTGGAAAATCAGGATTTTCTTTTGACCACAATACTGAAGGTAAGTTTATTGCAAAAGATGGAACTACATCGATCGTCGCAGGTATTGTTGACTGGGATACTCAAACCGCAACTTTTGGTGGTAGTTTCAATCTAAATTCAATTGCTACAGCAGTAGGAATTGATCCAATCAGTGGAAATGCTGTTGCGGCATATCGAGTCAATCTCTCGTTTTATCCAAATTCTAACTCATATCTACGACAATTCTCCATTGATAGTAATCACACTCTCACTTCTGTGGGAAGTACAGTTACATGGGACACTACCGCAAATAGCTATAACGGTACTCCATACGACCTTAAATTTGCCAAAAAATCTAGTACATTCATGGTTTCATACGATGACAAAAGCAACTATACCTTAGAGTCTTTTTATGAAATATGGGATGTGAATGGGACAAGTATTACAAACACTGCCGGGGCCGTTCAAACAAGTGGATGGAGTCATTCTTCAGTTCCGTTACAATTTGATAATCCACATCAATCGGGACAGTTTTCAATTTCTTGGAAAAATAGGAGATATGATAGTGGAAACTATAGACATGAATATAGAGTAAAACATCTTCAGTTTCCTTATGGAGAGTCCAACCTAGATGCATCTAAAGTTCATGGTATTGCAGCAACTGCCGGAACAACTATTGATGTAACTTTGGAGTTTGGAATTCATACAGGACTTTCTGGACTTACTACTGGGTCAACATATTATGTAATAGACAATGGAACTTTGGCGACGGCACCAGACTCTAAAAATGCCAAACTTGGTGTTGCTATCAATGCAACATCTCTTGCATTAGATTTTACTGACGAACTTACAAGTGCAGATTTAGGTACATATGCGACAAAATCATATGTCGGTCAACAAATCACGGCGGCAGGTAGTTATAGCGATGCAAGTGTAGATTTACATCTAAACCAAAGTACAGCGACATCAAATGAAGTTTTAAGCTGGAATGGTACAGATTATGAATGGGTAGCACAACCAACAGATAATAATCAGTTGGCTAATGGTGCCGGATATATCACCGCTGCCGATATTCCAAACACCAATATCGTAGAATATACATCTACATCTTCTGCATCTGTAAATGATGTTGTAATGTTAAATACTGATGGAACTGTGACTCCAGTTGAAGTTGCAACTTCTCCAGAGCAACTTACAAATCAAGGTTATAATGGGTCATATCAACAACTTCTTCCAAATAATGAAGGCTACACTATTAGTAATACTAATGGTTTGGTCGCAGCTCATGTTGGATATTGGTTATTTCCAACACAAACTGATAACAAGTACATCTCTGTAGCCTTTGATGAGGCGCCTGGCAGTATTTTTGAAATGAAAATTGTTTCTGCTGAATATAATAGTTCAACTGAGACTTGGACTTATGGAACCGAATATCAAGATCTTGCCTCATTGGGGAACTCATTGGGACTTGCTACATCAGATAATCCGTATGTGATTGGAAGTCCAGACAATCCAGATAAATTTTTAATTTTAGGGCCGAAGAAGAATGGAGGATCATCAGATTTAATTATTCATGCCGTAGGCACAATGGGTGGCGTTGGAATCACTTGGAGTGATACAGGAACTAATAGTTCTAACAGCGGACCTACCTATAATTCTCGACTCGATCATATTAATTGGTACTATGACCATGCCGGAAGTACTGCCGGTTCTTACAAAATCATCGGCGCATACAGAGACAATTCTAGTAATTGTAGAATATTTAGAGTTACGTGGGATGGAAATGCTACAATCCAATATAGCGATGATTTTGCTATACCACATCCTATCGATAGTAGATCATTGGACTTCTCAAAACTCACAGAGGGTAGATTTGCAGGAGTTGATGCCTCTGGAAATCTCAGAATTGGTGATATAGATTGGGGTACAGGAAATATTACTGTCGGAACAGCATATGGATTGACTTCGTTCAACACAAATTTTGGTACTGACGCACCAGCGCATGTGGCATGGAGAGATTCTAGTGAACATTTTGTTGTTGCTTGGAGTGTTGGTGGAGGAAGTAACAGTCTAAAACTTAGAGCATTTTCGACAACAGGAAATTCAGCAGTGGCGGAAGGCTCAGAATACTCACTAGGCTATAATCAAGGTGGAACTTATGGCCATCTTTCTGGAAATATGGCATTCTACAAGAACAGTAATATGTTTGCACTAACTAACGCAGGGTATTATTATCTAAACAATACTAGTAACAGTAAGGATGGTTCGTTCATAACCCATTTCTCAGTAAATTCATCTTTAAATATAGTTATTGGTACAAGTAGAGTTACGCACGGCAACAACTCTTATGCAAAGAACACTGGATTTGGATATCCAGGCAAAATACAAATGGATCCTTTCAGGAGTGCTAAAGGATCAATATCGGCGCCAGGCAACACAAATGCAACCAGTTTGGTTGTTAAATTGTTTGCCCAACCAACTCAAGGTGTATATACAGAATCCAATCTAGATGCATCTAAAATTCATGGTATTGCTGCGTCTGCTGGTACAACAATTGATGTCACTGTAGAGGGAGGTATTCATACTGGACTTTCTGGTTTGACAGCTGGGTCAAAATATTATGTATTATCAGATGGTAGTCTTTCGGCAACTCCAGATACAAACAATGCTAAAGTTGGACTTGCTATGTCAAGCACAACACTTGCTGTTGATCTTTTAGATGAATTAACTGATGCAAGTCTTGCTACCTATGCAACAAAAGCATATGTAGACACTTCTGTAGCAAACCTAGTAGATTCTGCCCCAGCAACACTTGATACACTCAATGAACTGGCTGCTGCACTAGGAGATGACGCTAATTTCTCCACAACGATTACTAACTCACTGGCAAATAAACTAGAAGCATCCGATTTGAATGGATATGCAACCGAAACTTATGTTAACAATCAAATCACAGCCGCTGGTAGTTATAGCGATGCAAGTGTAGATTTACATCTAAATCAAAGTACAGCGACAACCGATCAAATGCTTGTGTGGGATGGTTCTGATTATGCTTGGAGCACTCCAGCTGAGAAAATCAATATCGAAGGTGGTTTTGCCGATATGGACGCAACAAATGACCAAGGGCAATCGCAGAATATTAATTTACTATCGTCCGAGGGAAGTTTACATATCAACGAAACAGATACATTTGATATCAATGGAAATCTAATGTATGCGGCTGGTACTGCAATACGTTTTCAAGCAGAAATGTTTGGTTCTGGTATATATTACACATTAGCAACGCCATGGGATACGAGCAGTACATGGACGCATGTTGGTAGTTCGTACATTAGACCATCAACAAGTGGTAATTATTATGGCAGTGCAAGTACAGATGCCAAACCCACAACATATAGAATTTCATACGATGGAATCAAAGCGTTTGTTCTTGATAGACAAGATACACAAAACAATAGTAGCGGCGCAATTTACACATATTCAGGTTCCGGCTTCAATAATATCATCAGGCCTCCCAACGATGGTGTTTCCGGCAACGCTTGGTATCAACCATTTAATACATACACCACAAACGAATTTCCTCTGTGGGATTTTAGGTTCTCGCAAGATGGAACTAAAATCTATCTTACATTTCAAAGTAATACTGGAAACTCAGATCCAAATGAAATTCAAAGATTTGATTTAACAACTGCTTGGGATTTATCAACAGCATCAGCGAGTGCAGTACAAACTCTAGCAACTCCAACCACAGGACATTCGGGGGCAAGATTTGCAATTAGCCCTGATGGTAAAACCGGCGCATTTATAAAAAATGGTGTCGATATTGTTTACTACACAACTTTCTCAACAGCGTTTGATTTAACAACAGCCAGTTCTTGGAGTCAATGGCCCGCATCTATTCATGGTGGTAATGGCCCAGCAGATATATTCTTCAAACCAGACGGTACAAAACTATACATTATGTCTGATAAGGGCTCCTATGGGGGGAGAATTTTTCAATATGACATACCAGTAAGTGATTTTGCAGCAGTAGCAACATCTGGTAACTATAATGACTTATCTAATACACCATCTCTTGCAACAGTTGCAACATCTGGTTCATATAATGACTTAACCAATACACCAACAATTCCAACAAACAACAATCAATTGACTAACGGTGCTGGTTATATTACGGCATCTGATGTACCAAATCCTAGTGTTGTAGAATATACATCAACAAATACAGCTGCTGTAAATGATGTTGTGATGCTGAATACTGATGGAACTGTGACTGTAGTTGAACCCACAAACTATCCATTTGTTCGTGTTTCTGCAAACAACGCTCAAATGACAAGTGGTTTCGGGGGTGCGAGTTCCTATGTTGGAACGATTGCACACCACTCCACAAGAGAAAAAGCAATGTTACTTTTCCCGGGCGGCACTGGGCATTCGGATAACAACATGCTTGTTCCATTTATTAAAAGCGGTTCTACTATTAGTGCTGGGACTGCCTTCGCAAGCGGAAACCATTTATCCATCAGAGACCCACACGCATTTTTTGGACCAGCAGGAACATACGAAGATACTTTCATTTATCTTGCTGCTTCAAGTAATGGAAACTCTATTTTAAAAGTAGGTACTATCACAGGCACAACAGTAAATGGACTATCCAATCTTTCGGGTGGAAATGGATCTGTTAGTATAGGGCACAGCGGCAATAGATGCCTATTTTATCATGGTGGATTTAGTGGTGATGTATTAACTCTGTATGCAAAATTTCCAAATTCAAACAATAAAGCTGCTTTAAGAAAATTTACTTATGATTTTGCAACTGAAACTTTCGATACTAGTTATCCAGAAATTGAAACTTCATCTTCAGAAGTATTTGAATGGGAACATACAGCAGTTGATCCAGCAACCCCAACAAGAATTGCTGTTTACAGACAAGAAGGGTCTGGCGCCACACGAAAAGGTATTATTAAATTTGCGACAGTAGATTGGGATATTGGTACTATAGTCCTTGGGCCGCAAACAGATTTGTTTACAAGATCTGGAACACATAGTGTAGGTGCAAGCGAAATTCAAAACCATCAGGAATTCCACCCAACAAACGGACTACTTGCTACAGTCACAACTACTCCGGCTGATGGTGGTGGAGATGCTCCTTATAGACTGAAGATGGCGCTATATAGTGCAGATGCGAATCTAAATGTAACAAATGTATCTGGTAATATTACAATACAGGGTGGCGCCAATGTCCAAGTCGGAAAGGTTCGTGGAAATATCTGTTGGACAAAGGGCAGCAATACTGGAAGTTCTCCAAATGCACCCACATTGATTATTCCTTGGTGGAATACAAATGATACCTATCCAGTAACTAGATATTATCATTTTGACAATTCTGGAAACTTGGTCAGTTCCAATGACAGTCAGATCAATGGGCCTGATGACTTTCCTCAAAACATTAACAAATGGATTTATTCAAGTCCCTTCAATGATGGAGATACAGCAGCATATACATTAGCTAGCAACTATCCAGAAGTAGTTATGACACAAGGTGCATATGGTGAATCTAACTTTGATGCAACTAAATTACATGGGGTTGCAGCATCAGCAGGAACAACTATTGATGTAACATTAGAGTATGGAATTCATACAGGACTTTCTGGACTTACTACGGGAACAAAATATTTTGTAACAGATGGCGGTGGAATTTCAACTAGCGGTGTTGCAAAACTTGGTACTGCTATCAATGCAACATCTCTTGCTCTAGATTTTGCTGATGAACTTACAAGTGCAGATTTGGGTACATATGCAACAAAAGCATACGTTGCATCACAAATTCCATCTCTTACTGGATATGCAACTGAAACTTATGTAGATACTTCTGTAGCAAACCTTGTGGATTCTGCTCCAGCAACACTTGATACACTCAATGAACTGGCTGCTGCACTAGGAGATGATCCTAACTTTGCAACAACTATCACCAATCAAATTGCTTCAAAAGCAAATGCGTATAGTACTGTGACAGTGACTGCATCTGGTGGATATTTCTACATTGATGGAATTCAACAAGCAACTCTTTCATTTGAGCCTGGCAGAACTTATCGTTTTGATCAATCAGATGCCTCAAATGGATCACATCCACTAAGATTCTCAACAACCTCTGATGGCACTCATGCCAGCGGTGTTGAATATACGGTAGGAGTTACTACAAACGGAACTGCTGGTTCTGCCGGTGCATATACTGAAATTGCAATCACACACGCAACACCAGATTTATATTATTATTGTACAAATCATAGTGGAATGGGCGCCGGTTCTGTTGTTGGAAACTTCTCAGGTTCATATTCAGATCTTACTGGAACCCCAACTCCATATTCAGATAGTATGGTAGATACACATCTCAATCAATCTTCAGCGTCTACGGGACAAGTATTGTCTTGGAATGGTTCTGATTATTCTTGGGCAGATGTTGCTGGTGGTGCAACCACATCTGATACTGCACCAACTTCACCAAGTGCTGGAGAGTTCTGGTTCAAATCAGATTCAGCTGATTTGTATTTGTATTACACTGATGCTGATAGTTCTCAATGGATACAAGTTGGTGGTGCTGCTGCTAGTACTACAACTGGTTCTTCAAGTTCTTCTTCAACAACTCCATTTACAAAATTTTATCTAAGTGCAAGCCAGCCTGGTTCGACTGTTTCGAGTAGTGGTTATCTAGGACAAAATGTAGGAACTTGGTACGAAGCAACATTTGCAAATGCTGCTAATACAGCCGGATTATCACCAGATAGCTCAGACAGAGATCCTACACTAACTGGCATTACATTTAGTGGAGATAAATTCTCAGGCTTTGTTCAGAATGGTACATACGAAATATCAGTACAGCCGGAAGTATATGAAAGAAATAGTACAGCAGGCCAAAGATATCATGGATGGGAAGCAAGCACTGGTGCTTTTAGTTCTGCTGGTTGGTTAAGCCCAGGCACTGGCTCTTTTAACATTAATGGAGTAACTGTACCCGATAGTATAATAGTTACGTTTGAAGATGCTACGCCTGCAAATAATTGGATTAGATATATTTTAGAAAGCGATCAAAGTGGAGACTATTGGATTGGACAAGCAATATTAACGATAAAGAAAATAGGATAATATTTAGCAACCATTCATATGTTATAATAAATAGTAGAAAGAAAATAGGATAGATAAATGGCAATCAATTTTCCAAATTCACCCACAGACGGACAGAGTTTCAGCTCTGGCGGAAAGACATATGTATATAACTCAACTTCAGGGGTGTGGGACAGAAAAACTACCACAATCGCAACCGTAACTGATGTATCCGAATTAACTGATACAACGAGTGTTATTCCAGCAGATATATCAGATTTGACTGACACTGGTGGATTATTAGGTGGTAGTGGAGTAACAGAAAATAAAGCAATAGCCCTGTCTATTGTATTTGGAAGATAAAGGAGAAAATCTATGGCTAATCCAAATATAGTCACTGTAACATCAATTCTTGGAGAAACGGTGGGGGCAGTTGCAACCACTTCTTTTGCAGATTTAGTATCAAATCCGGCATCCAGTGGGAAAGTATATAAAATTAACTCCCTAATTGCTACAAATACGGATTTAGCAAATGATGTAGACATATCAGTAAACTTTGTAAGTGGTGGAAATTCTTATGCTATAGGTTCTGCAATTACTATACCATATAATGCAATGTTAGTGGCGATTTCAAGAGATCATGGAATTTATCTTCGTGAAGATGAAAAAATTCAAGTTAAGGCTGGAAGCACTTTAATTCAATTTGTTTGTTCGTATGAGATAATATCATGAGCTCAAATGGTGGTATAATTGGCAAAAATATCACAGGAACTTCTGGGGTATTTGATATAGAAGAGCATTTCTTAAAAACTAAGTTAAATGTTTTTTCAAACAATGACATTGGGTTTAGCATTGAAAAGGGTCCTTATAATGTAGGTAGTCGTATTCCTATTCATAGACTTGATGTAGACTGGGAAGATCTGTATATATCAAATGATGGTAATTATTTATTTACTCTTGCCGATGATGAAATAGTTCGTAAGTATAGTTTTGGGGTGCCCTTTGATGTTAGGACTCTTTCTTATGTGCCTGATCAAACAAAAGAAACTACAAACCAAAATAACGGCGGCCGCTCTATTTACTTTAATCCAGAAGGTACGATAATGTACGTTGGTGGAAATAACGACCCCACTACAGGAAATGATGAAATTAATTACTATACGTTGAGTACTGCCTGGGATATATCTACCGCTTCTGGTTCTTCTTCTAAAACGCTTAATGTTCAAGCAGAAATGGCTAACCTTCAGGTATGTATGCGTATGAGTTCAGATGGAACTAAAATGTATCTATTATCAAGAAGCAGCGATAGATTGGTTGAATATAATCTAAGTACTGCGTGGGATACAAGCACTGCTACTTTTAATCAAGAGATTTCACTTAGTTCTTATAACACTAACCCCTATGCATTTGATTTTAAACCTGATGGAACAAAGCTTTATGTGGCGGGGCCCGGGCATGATGAAGTAAATTCTTTTACTTTAGGAACTGCGTGGGACATTAGTACTATTTCTCATGATACGTATATTTTGAGTGCTTTTGATTTTGATTCAGGTATTTCTGATCTTTTCTTCAAACCTGATGGTACTTCTTTTTTTACGCGAGGTAACAATACTCAATCTATCATAGAAGTAAATCTATCAACCGCTTGGGATATTTCTACGGCTTCTTTTGTGAGCACTTCCAATGCCGCTTTTATTGGGGGTAGGGAGTTGGTTCCTACTGATGTAAAATTTAAAACAGATGGAACGAAAATGTATGTTACTGGGATGAATAGCGATAAAATAAGAGAGTATACCCTAGCTACAGCATGGGATCTTAGTAATGTTACCTACACTCAAGAATTTTCTTTTTCTTCTCAAGAGGCAAATCCAGAGGCTACTTTTTGGAAACCTGATGGCACTGAACTCTATATGACTGGATATGTAAATGATACTTTTCATCAATATACTTTAAGTACTGCTTGGGATATTAGCACTGCATCTTTAACTAGGACTGTAGGTCCAGGCCCTGGCCTAAATCCTCACGGACTTTTCTTTAAGCCAGACGGGTCTTCTTGGTATTATGTGGGGACTGGCGATAAAACTGTCTACAATTATAGCTGCCCAACTCCTTGGGAAATATCTGTAGCAACTCAACTAGGATCTTTCTCAGTTTCTGGACAACAAGCTAATCCATATGATTTAGCATTTAAATCTGATGGAACGATAATGTATATACAAGGGGGAACAGGTGCTGATATAGACATATACAATTTAGGTACTGCCTGGGATGTTACAACTGCTGTTTATGACTATACAATAAGGCCTGTATATCTTGGACGCTATCAGGATGAAGGTTCTCCAGAAGGTATTACATTTAGTCCTGACGGAGTTTATATGTATCAGGTCGGCGCTCAATCAGATATTGTTGTTAGATATACTTTATCTACTGCTTGGGATTTAAATACTGCAAATCTTCCAGACTTTAATGACTATATGCATGTTGATATAGATAATGTATTTGTTGATAAAGCTACTAAAACTCAATCAATGTGTATTAGTGAAGATGGAACAAAAATGTATATCTTAGTTTGGGGTGGAGAATATGTTATTATAGGATACACATTAGCTACTCCCTTTATGGTAAATACAGCAACCTATGATGGAAAAAGTAGTATAAGCATATTTACATATGAAACTAGTGCTAGAGGGATTGCGTTAAAACCAGACGGAACAAAACTGTATGTATGTGGAACAGTGGGAGATGGTATTGACGAGTTTGACATGACAACGCCATACGATATTACTACACTAACTCATAACTCATATTATGATTTCGATTCAGCTGCTTTTGGCGGAACTGACGCCCCAGCATTTTCACAACCTACAGATCTTCAGTTCAAACTAGATGGAACAAGAGTATTTATGGTTGGTGGTGGTTGGATGCATCAGTGGAATTTATCTACTGCTTGGGATCTTAATACTGCAACTAGAGTTCTTGTTACTGCAAATAATAGAGAAGAAATGCCAGTAGTTGCTTCAATTGATGGATTTAGATATGATGGAAGAGGTAAGAATATATATGTTGGACCTGAAGATAAAAGTATAGTGCAATTAATAACTGACTATACCCACACTGACGCTAATACTGGCGGTAGATGGTCAATACAACACAATGGTAATACTGGAACTTTTACGGTTCCAGATGGAAAAAGATTATATACAGGTATAGACAATCCTGCATATTTTACTTGGTCTTCAAACGGGCGATATCTATATATAGTAAATGACAAAAGGCCTGGTATCATTCAACTACAAATGATGACATAAGGCACATGAAATAAAATAAGGGTAAAATAAATGGCAATTAATTTTCCAAATTCACCAACAAATGGACAAACCGTAGTTCTTGCAAACAAAACATTAGTGTGGAGTTCAGCAACTGGAACTTGGAATGTTCAATCATCTGCTAGTAGTGGTGGGGGTTCTCTCTCAATCTCTGATACTGCCCCTTCAAGTCCTTCTGATGGAGATATGTGGTTTAATAGCACATCTCTAAATTTATATGCATATTATGACGATGGAGACAGTCAACAGTGGATTGAGCTATCTTCAAATGATGCTCAAATGGGAGCAACGGTTTCTGACACCGCACCTTCTTCTCCAGCAAACGGAGACTTTTGGTTCGATAGTTCCACTCTCACATGGTATACATACTATGATGATGGAGACAGTCAGCAATGGTTAGACCTTGCCGGACAAGCCACAACTGTCCAAGTGACGGCATCTGATACCGCACCAACAAGTCCATCCACAGGACAACTTTGGTTTGATACTGCAAATCTCAATCTCTTTGTTTACTATTCAGATGGTTCATCTAATCAATGGGTGCAGATGAATTCAGAGGCAACAGCCGTTCCTACGGATGTTTCTGATTTGACTGACACCACTGGTTTATTGGGTGGCGGCGTTACCGCTTATGCAAATTTAGCAGCATTTCCATCTACTGGAAATACTGAAGGTGATTTTGCATTTGCACAAGATACTAAAGCATTGTATATTTGGGATGGAACTGAGTGGGATAGGATTTCTAGTGGTACAAACGAAAGTCCTATTTTTAGTACAGAACCAGCGAGTGAATATGAATTAGCTACTACTGGAACAGCAACTACTGTTGCAATCGCAGCATCTGATCCTGAAGGATTTCCAATAGTTTATGACCATGTTACAAATCCATCAAACCAAACCCAAGCAACCATAACAAATAGTGGTGGTACATTTACCATTACACCATCAACTAATTCTAGTGACGAAGGAAGTTTTTCTTTAAGATTTAGAGCATCTGATGGAACTCATGTATCTTCAAGAACTTCTACATTTTCTCTTTCATTCTATAATGGATATGCATCTCAATATTTAGCACTTACAAGTGGGAATTTAACAACTGTAAGTTATTCGGGATCTGGGACTGATAGTTTAAACTCTATCATAGATGCTGCCAGTGATGGAGATGCATTATTATTAGACCCCGGCGTATATGAATTGGATCCTACTAATTGGGATGGTTATAACAGTAGTAACTGGAGGGGAAAAGCTATTGCGATTGTAGGAAAAACAAAAGACCCTGCTGATGTTGTTTTAAATTTGAAAGATGCTGGCGCGAGAGAAAAACCAATTTTCTCTAATGGTACAGTTCCGACAGATCATGACCACCATTTTGCCAACATGAGAGTAGTTAGATTGGGGGTCCCTAATCCGGCCGCCGATAGTTACAGAAGCGCTTTAAGAAGAGATGATGGTGGTGGATATGTACAAAACTGTATCGTTGATTTAAATGGAAACCCTGTTTCGTGGGTTTATGGTAGTGGATCAACAAGATATGGTTCATTTATAAACTGTTCGTTTGTAAATTATTCTTCATGGCTGACTAACTATAGTGGTGACTTTAATAGAGTAAGAATTACGGACTGCGCTTTTGCCGGTGGTTATAATAGTTCTGTAAATGCTAATGGAACGAATCAAACGAGTGTGTCTTTTGGTACTGATTATACATATACAGACAATGGTTCTACATATGGACACATGAAAGGTATTAATAGCACTCCAACAGTCTCTATCACTGCACCAGTATAAGGAACAAACAAATGGCAATCAATTTTCCAAATTCACCGACAAATGGACAGATTTTTACATCTGGTGGAAAGTCGTATGAATACAATTCAACCACTGGAGTGTGGAATAGAAGACCAGAGGCAACAAGTCCTATTCCAGCAGATATATCAGATTTAACAGATACAACCAATCTGCTCTTTGATGGCCAATATTCAAGTCTTGCTGGAGCGCCAACTTCATCTACTGCTGGTGCTTTGGGCACACTCACAAAAACATTTACACAAAACGAAGAAACTGAAATAACACTCTCAGAAAACATCTCTCCAGTTCCAAATGTAAGTGTGTTCAAAGAAGTCCCACAAGGAGGACTGACATCCAAAGGAAATTGGGATGTTAACGCAAACGCAACCAATTATGACTTCTTTGATGAAAAGCCTATTTCTTATTCATCGATTAGTTTAACTCCAAGCGCAACTGGCGATGGTACTTTTACAAGTAGCGATCCTATAATTTCAACACACCAAATAGCGGCGACCATTCCAGATTATGGAAATGAGGCCGGATATGAGGTTACTTTAAGCAATTTACTTATTAATAATAATCTCACTGATGGGAGTTCACCAGAATTATACACTTTTGCTATGAGTCCTGACGGAACCAAAGCTCTGACATTGCAGGTTCATACCTCTCAAATACATAAACAAAGAATTCATGGATTTAATGTTGCCGTTGCTTATAGTACTACAGTGGCAGATTATTCAAATCAATCTGCTTATTTTGATGTGACTCAAGGAGGCACTACAAGTGACCATAGAACAAGTAATTTTGGAATTGATGAAAGTGGTACTTATATGTATATTCATAGAAAAGAGACAACGCATCAATACCAATTAAGTACTCCTTGGGATGCTAGTACAATTTCCTATCAAAACAAAACATTTATACCGAGCGGAAACGGTATTCCATCTACAACAAATTGGCAAGCAGGCCCTCCAAATCCTTCCAATAATGGTGATTATATTTTATATTGCAATGGGAACTATGTAGCAAGATACACAATGTCAACTGCATGGGATATTACTACTGCTGGATCGAAGCAAGAAGTAGATTTATCTACCATATTGACTGCTGCTGGGGTAACTATAGATTGGGGCAATTTATATAATGCAATGTTTAGTAATGACGGAACTTTATTGTTGGTAAGTGCAAGAGGCAATTCATATCCACAACAGTTTGCATATAAATTTAATTTATCAACAGCATTTGATATTACGACTGCTGTATATGTAGAAGAAACGGGCGTGCATGGATGGGGATACTATCCAAGATTTTCCAGAGATAATTCGGGAAATACTTACATGATTGGTGGAACGGGGGCGGCCGCGCCTATTCGTATTGCTCAAACATCTATACCATCTGCTTTCTCTTCATCTGACGTAGGTAAAAAAGTTATAGGTAACTCTGGATCCGCTATTATTACATCTACTGCTGGTGCATATAAGTCAGTTACTGCTTTTGCAGATACTTCTACAATTTCTTCTTGGCAGCTATTTGGTGCTGAAGGTAAGGCTGATGGGTCTGGTATTGAATTGAGTGGCTATTCTACTTCTACTCCTGTCATATTTCCTACGAGTGGTAATGGTGTAGGAGCAACAATGAATTATAATAATAATGTTTCAAGTGCAATAACTAATATAGTACATGTGGGATTTAATAGCGAGGGTACTATCGCAATAGTTATGGTGGCGGGATTAAGTACTGGATATAAATTCACTAGATATGATTTGTCGATACCATTTGATCTTAGTACATTAACTGAAGATGCTACAAAAGTAAATACTAATGAAATGACTTCAGGTGTGAAATGGCTGTGGGTTCATCCAGACGGTACAAAAATTTGGATTAGTGACACTGGCGCAAATCGTATAAAATATTTTACTATGAGTACTGCTTGGGATCCTAGTACAGCTAGTTACGTTGGTTACTATTATTTCAATAGTGGAGGATCTTGGAACAGTACAAGTGGTGGTGGTGGAGCACCAAGCACAACAACCTTGCAACCATATGCTTTCGAATTTAATTCTGATGGGACAAAACTTCTAGTCGGATATTATGACAATAGTGCTTATGACGGACTTGCAGAATATACACTTAGCACGGCTTATGACATGTCAACAATGACATATGTATCGTATGCAGACGTAACAACTGGAACTATACCTTATTCTTTCGTAGTATCTGAGGATGGACTTTCAGTGCTACGGGGATATTCAGGCGGCACGGCTGGTTTAGGCTATAGTTTGACATTGCCAAGTTATTTTAGTGTAGGAAGCAGCTCCTTGAATAATATTGGTAACATTGATTTCAGAACTCTTACGGGCGATGCTGGTGTCAGTGCTTACGCTGCTAGAACATTAATGTCTTATGATAAAAAAAGGTTGTGGTTATGTGATATGTCAACAAAGAAAATTTTTGAAATTACGGGCGGAACTTCATCAGCACATCCATACTCTCAATATTCTCCAGTCCTAACTGGTTCTACTGGTCAAATCAATTCATCATCGTGGGTCGATCTCGATTCTATGGTTGCAGATGAAACCAAGAATGATGGTGATGTATTCTATGCAGTTTCTACAGATGACAGAACATCTTGGAGTGTTATCAAAGATGGTGACGGCGTAAGAAAGATTGTTAAGAATAACTCTGGAACTTGGCAGTATAATAATGATGCTGGAACAACTGTTACAGTAGGATTTGATATTGCAAATGCATCTTACGATAGTAAAAGTTTAGATGTTAATGCATACGAATCTACGGCGCGGGCCGTAGATATTAGTAGTGATGGGTTGCACTTGATTGTGGCTGGTTCATTTGTTGATGATCTCCACTATTTTACACTTTCAACTGCTTTTGATGTAAGTACAGCCACTTATGTAAATAAAATTGATCCTCATGGAACAACTCTTGTAGGATGTAGATTTTCCTCTACAGGTCACAAAGTGTTTACTTGTGACGCTAATACATATAAAGTTGAAAGTTTTGATCTTAGTACTGCTTATGATCTTTCAACAGCAGGCTCAGGAACAACGAGTACTGCCTTAACCACTGTCAGCAGTAATGCTCAAACGGGACTCTTTGATTTTAACTTTAATAATAACGGCACTAAGTTGTTTGCCATGGATAGAAATGCATATAAAATTCATGAATATACTCTCTCTACAGCATGGGATATAACTAATTTAACTTATGTTGATGCATATACTTATACAGCATACAGCGAAAGCTTTGCCTTTAATGGTGACGGTACAAAATTATTCATACTTAACATATCTGGCAATGATAAAGTTGAGTTACATAATTTAAGTGTTGCTTTTGACATAAGTACAGCTTCTATATCTTCGCCATTAGTATCATATGATACTTTTGAACAAGATAACAATTCACAGGGGTTATGTTTTGGTAATAGCGGTCAGAAAATGTATATTGTGGGTAATGACGGCAACGACACAATTTATCAATATTCTACAGGCTCAACTACTGTTGGTTATTCCACATCTGAAACTTGGGTTAACGGCACAAATAACAACGAACATGCAACACTACAAGAAGCACTAGGGGCTCAGTCATTTAACAGAATGGACAAAGCACAACTCCAAGCAGTCACAGATCCAAACCACTATGTTCTTGGAGATACACTAGACTTGATGATTGCACCATATGCAACATCTGGAGCATCTCCACTATCGGATGGTGTTACTATTGGATATCAGGCAGAAGCATTAGTGAGACAGGCAATCAATGGAACTGATTATGAAGCAGAGTTTCCGGCTCTAAATAAAGTAAAAATCAAATCTCTTGCAGCACAAAACTTAAAGATAAGGGTAATCTAAAGTGGCAGTAAACTTTCCAGATAGTCCTAGTGATAATCAAACATTTACTACAAATGGAAGAACATATAGATATAATTCAGCAACAGGAGCCTGGAAAATATTAGCTGCTGGTGTAGGTTCAGATATTTCTGAACTAACTGATACAACAAGTCTCATTCCAGCAGATGTTTCTGATTTGGCAGACAACACTGGTTTATTAGATAGTGGTGGTGCTACTGTATATGCGGATATGGCAGCACTAATAGCTGCAACTGGTATGTCTAATGGAGATTTTGGATTAGTCACTGCAAACAATAATATATACGTTTATAATGGTTCTGGTTGGTATAAAATAGCAACTGTGCAGAATGATTCTCCATCAGCAATCACTGGAGTAGATGGAACCTATGAACTAGCAACTGATGGAACTCCAACAGTTATTACAGCAGTTTCTACAGACCCAGATGGATTTCCTCTTACATGGACTTATTCTACTTCTGGTTTGGGAAATATTGCTACAGTGAGTCAAGTGGATAATGTATTTACTATTACACCTAGTACTGATAGTGCCAATGATGGGACATTCACTCTTACAATTAGTGCCACTGATGGTGTTAATGGTGCGGTTAGTGCGAATACAAGTTTAACTCTAATCTTTACACCTAATTGGACAACTACATTTTCAACTATGACCAGTACTTGGGGATCTACTTCCAATGTTTTATTGAGCACTTATGGCGGGTTTGCAAATGGAGTAGGGAGTACGTGGTATAGGTCTGGTGCAATATCTGTAAGCAGAGATGGTACAAAAATGACAATTAGTGATCAAATTGGCGGCGGGAAGCCCGTTGATTTTACTATGTCTACTCCATATGATCCAAGCACTCTTGCATTTGCTCAAACAGGAGATATTAATATAAAAGCGCTTTATGCTTTAGATTATATTGAAGATGGAACAAAATTATACTATGGTGATCAGCAAACAGTAAAATATGCAAATTTAAATACTGCATTCAACAGTAATACCCAAGCAAGCACAGTAAGTGTATTTACTGAGTCGGCTATTATATATGATTTAAAATTCTCTACAGATGGAATGAAATTATTTGTTCTTTCTGGCAACCAAACTAGTGACAATCAAGTTAAAACATATAACTTAGGCGCGGCCTTTGACACATCATCTCGTACATTGGCAAACACATTTAATTTCTGGAGTACATATGCTAATAATTCAGTGAGAACTATTACTTCAATACAATTTAATCCTCTTGGAACAGTTTTATATGTAGTCTCTGCATATGGCGGAACAGCTTCTACTATTCCATTAACTACCGCTTGGGATTTATCAACAGCAGGTTCCTACACAACTGGAGGAAGCTTTGGAGTAGGTGCGAATATTCAAAAGGCACATATTTCTTGGGATGGAAATTGGGTTTACGGACTTAGAGATCAGCAAGATAACTCTGTAAGATTATATTGGAGACAACAACCTTAAACCATAAGAGATAACTTAAAGGACAGACAAATGGCGATAAACTTTCCAAATAGTCCAAGTGACAACCAAACATTTGTCACTAATGGAAGAACATATAGATATAATTCAGCATCAGGAGTTTGGAAAATAGTAACTTCTGGTGCAATATCCGATCTATCAGATTTGACAGATACAACAAGTCTCATTCCAGCAGATGTGTCTGATTTAACTGATACTGGAGGAGTATTGGGCAATGCCGGCGCGGCGATTTACGCAGATATGGCAGCATTAATAGCCGCTACTGGTATGTCTAATGGAGATTTTGGATTAGTTACCGCAACAAATAATATATACGTTTATAATGGTTCTGGTTGGTATAAGATTGCTACAGTACAAAATGATTCTCCTAGTGCGATTACTGGAGTAGATGGAACCTATGAATTAGCAACTGATGGTACGGCAACTGTAATCACAGCGGTGTCTACAGACCCAGAAGGATTCCCTCTGACATGGAGTTATGCAGTCACATCTGGTTCTTTAGGAACAATAGCAACCGTATCACAAGTAGATAATGTTTTCACGATTACACCCAGCACTACAGAGTCAGATGCTGGAACATTTGAGTTGACATTTAGTGCTACTGACGGTATCAATGGAGCAGTAAATGCAAGTAGTGAATTTTCTTTGACTTTTGGGGTACAATATCCTATTTTAAATACACTTAGTGGTAGTGTTACTAGTGGGTCTGTAACTGTTCCAAGTCAAGCCAATGATTATTATTGTACTCCCGAAGGAGATTTTTCTTTTGTAAGTGCCGCCTACAATCCTGTAGTATTAGAACACACCACTCATAAAAGTCCTACTACAACACAACGCAATATAGGTAGTACTGGTAATAGTACACTTGGAGGTTATTGGGCGATTACTGCAAGCCAAGACGGTACTAGAATATTTGCTGCGGAGCATAATTCTGGGGGCGGCAATTTAAAATTTTATCAATGGAATTATAATTTAAATACGACAGTAAATACTAATGGTAACGGATTAAGTGGAACAGTAGGCTCTAGTAGTTGTACTGGTACGGTTACTAGGAATAGGCCTTCAAACCAACCTGGCTTTGATATTACTGGAATAGCTTTGTCTAGTGATGGAACAAAATTATTTCTCTGTGCTGTCAACTACAACTACATTGCTCGTTGGGATCTCTCTACTCCCTTTGATATCAATACTATAGGAACTTCACCAGCACAAGAAGTTCAGGTTGCAGGAAGTACGCCATGCAACGATGTCCAACTTAGTCCTGACGATAAATACCTAATCTATTCAGCGGGCAATTTTTCAAGAACATATACCCAAAAACAATTTGATCCAGCAAATCCTTTAGATTTAAACAATTTATCTACTGTGACAGGTGGCTCAAAACAATTTTCAAGTAGTGGTGACGCTTCCGCAAACGTCAATCCATTAGGTGCCTGTTTCTTAAACGATGGCACTTCAATGTTCGTTTTTGACCGTCAAAACAGTCAAATAGACAAATATACAGTTTAATTGGATAAACAAAAGATAAAAATTAATTATAAATAATACTAAAAAGGATTTACAATGGCGGACAGCAATTTAGACACCTCAATAGCAGCTCTCAAAACAGAACTCTTGAACGCAATTCCTACTGCTACTGTAGATGAACTGGTAAGTATTGCAAGGTCTGCGAAAGGTATGAATCTAGGAGAAGATTCTTCTCTGGAACAAGCAATCAACACTAGAGTAAATGCTCTGGCATCAACTGCAACAAGTGATGAAGTTTCTAAACTCGCAACAGTCATAAAACAATTTCTAAACCCTGCTGCAATCACTGTTACCAATTTTACATCAGTAACTGGAGATTTAATTCCAGATACTAATGAAGCATATGATTTAGGTAGCGCATCTAATAGATTCAAAGACTTGTATATCAGCGGAAATACAATGTTCTTGGGAGACACTAAGATACAAGATGATGGAACAGAACTTAAATTCTTAGACTCATCAGATAATCCAAGAAAAATGAAAGCTAAAGAGATTGATCTGGACGATGGTTCTGGAAAGATTCGGTTAAAAAGAAATGCACAGGGTAAGTTAGATTTTAGAACAATAGATAATTCTGGAAATGATACTGGAGCAGTTTCAACTGCATCTACTGGAGCAACAGTTGGTGCATATTCTTTGATGTCTGAACTACCACTCACTGGAGTAGATGCTGGAACTCAAGCCTTTGTGTCTGAAAATAATAAATTGTTCTTATGGACAGGAACTGGTTGGTATAATATTGCGCTTGTCAATCAAACTCCATCTGCGATCTCTGGAGCAAATGCAACATATGATCTTGCAATTGATGGAACTCCTACTGTTGTAACTTTGAATGCAACCGATCCAGAAGGACTTCCTTTAACATGGAGTTATCAGGTAACAACTGGAGCATTAGGTTCCACCGCAACAGTGGCCCAAGCAGATAATGTATTTACCATCACACCAAGTGCAACAGAAGCTGATGCTGGAACATTTACTCTAACATTCTCAGCATCTGATGGCGTTAATCAATCTATTGCGAGTAGTGATTTTTCACTGGCATTTGCGCCGCCGCCAGCTGGCGTTCTCTTTACATCTGTGGGAACTCATACTTGGACTGTGCCAGATGGTGTAACTAGTATATCTATGGTTGGTGTTGGTGGAGGCGGAAGTGGTGCGGTAGTCGGACATCAACCAGAAAATAGTGGTACTGGTGGTGGTGGAGCAGCGCTTGCATATGTTAATAATTTTTCAGTCACAGCTGGAGAACAATATACAGTAAAAGTGGGGGCAGGGGGCGCTCCCGTAACCGGCGGGGCAAGCACCCATAACAGCGGAAATAGCGGCGAGGCGAGTTTTGTAAGTAAAGATGGAGTCATCATCTTTCAAGCGGGCGGTGGTTCGGGTGGCAATCGTGTTGCAGGCGGGCCCGCGCCCGAAGCTTCTGGTGGAACCAATGTGTTTGGTAACTCGACTGTATTGGGCAGTGCGACCACTGGTGGCCATGGAGGTGGTAGAGGAAAAGGTGATAGAGGTACTCAATCAATGGCCGCCGGAGGGGGCGGTGGTGCTGGAGGATATTCTGGCAATGGCGGCGATGCATCTCCCGACACCAATTCAGGACAAAATGGTACTGGTGGTTCTGGAGCGGGAGGAAAAACAATGCAAGCTTTTGGTAGTGCTCATGGAACTGCTGGTGGTGGTGTTGGTGTATATGGTCAGGGCCGAAATGGTAACGCATCATCTGGAAGATCAGGTTCTGGTGGAACGAGCATTGATCCATTAGATTCTAATAACGACAAAAATTACGGCGCCGGTGGGCCTGGATCCTTTAATTTTAATAGCAACTACAATGGGGAAACTGCCGGTCAAGGCGTTGTTCGGATCATTTGGGGAGATGGAAGATCTTTCCCATCAACCAATGTAGATCAGGCATCTTCGACAGCAGGCGAAACAACAGTATAAGGAAATCTCATGGCAGACAGCGATCTATCCACATCAATTGCAGCACTCAAAACAAAAATTGAGAATGGAATTCCAACTGCAAATGTTGCAGAGTTAGTTTCTCTTGCGAGAGCAGTAAAGGCATTAAATCTTGGAGAAGACAAGTCTTTAGAAGATGCAATCAATGCAAGAGCAAATGCGTTGGTTGGTTCTGCATCAGCTGATGATGTCGCAAGACTTGCAGGAGCAATCAAACAAGTTCTAAACCCTGCATCAATCACAGTCACAACTCTTTCCACAATCACTGGAGATTTGATACCAGATCAAAATATTGTACACGATTTAGGTTCATCTACAAATAGATTCAAAGATTTGTATCTGAGTGGAAATACTGCTGTTATCGGAGACAGTAAAATATCCGATGATGGTACTGGTATTGATATCAGAGATACTTCTGGAAATCCAAGAACTATCAAAGCAAAAGAAGTAACTATTGATGATGGAACAGGAAATCCTATTAAAATGAAAAGAGGTGCTGGAAACACAATTCAGTTTCTAGATAGTTCTGATAATTCTATTGAAACACAAGAACAAGCTTCAGCACCAGCAATGAGCGCATATAATCTATTATCACAATTACCCACATCTGGAGTAAATACTGGAACACAAGCATATGTTGCAGAGAACAATAAATTATATTTGTTTAATGGAACAGGTTGGTATAATATTGCATTGATAAGCAATCCAATCACAGCAGTTACTGGAAATGCAGCAACATATGAACTTGCAAATGATGGAACCCCTTTATCAATCACACTTTCAAGTTCTGACCCAGATGGAATTCCTTTGCAATGGAGTCATCAAGTTACTGCCGGAACCTTAGGCGAAACCACAATCACTAATGTAGGTAATGTATTTACAATTACTCCATCAACAAACAATGCGGATGCGGGGGAGTTCACAATTTCGTTTATTGCGTCCAATGGAGAAAATCAAGAAACCGCTTCGAGTGTGTTTAGTTTGATTTTTGTAGCTCCTAGCCCTGAGTGGGATTCATATGCTAAAACTGCTGATAACCTTCAAAGTATGCCCTATTATCAAAGTAATAGAGAATGGGGATCTATGACTGAAATAAATAAAGACGGCACCTACGCCGTAATCTCAACAGGCCATGATCAGAACACTACGGAATGGGTGCAAATATGGCATGATTCAACAGGAAACGGTAGCTGGGCCAAGCAAGCAGAATTTACTAGCCAAAGTGGGGATTTTGGAACCGATTTAGCCATCGACGACGAAGGTGTTACAGTAGCTATTGGTGACCCAGGCAGAAATGAAGTAAAAATTTATAAAAGATCTGGAACATCTTGGACACTAGATCAAACTATTTCTGACGGCGGGCAGTTCGGCTTTTCTATTGCTATTTCAGGTGACGGATTAGTATTAGCAGCTGCCAGACCTACTTGGTACAGTAATAGAGGCGGAATAAAATTTTACTCAAGAGCAGATAAAAATACAACCTTTACTGAATCATTTAATATGACCGACATAAGCAGTTTAAATTCCACAAACTCATATCTAGGAAGAGGACGAGGCACTAAATCTAACTATAGAGGTGCAATGGAAATGAATGAAATCGGCACACGATTAGTGGTAGGTTGTCCTAGTTACAACAATAGTACACAATCTAGGGTTTACTTAATAACTCGTCCTGATACTTCAACCAATTGGTCTAATACATCATCACAAATTAAATATTTTCAAGAAAGTGGTGAGTGGAACGGTGCGGATGTCTCTATTTCCGCAGATGGAAACACTATTGTCGCCGGTGGAGCAAATGCTGCAACCAATGGTAAGATAAACATTTTTGATATAACAACCCTTCCATCTTCACAATCAATGACACCGACACAAACTATCAGCTGGTCTCAACTAACAAGCTCTGAAAAAGGAACATGGGGCAACTCATATTACTTTGGTAGAGCAGTAGGAATTAATGGCGATGGCAAAACAATAGTAGCATCAGCAATGTCATATTATGCTAGCTATCTTAGTCGAATGGGCTCTGTTTACATTTTTAGAAAAAATACTACAAGCGGTAACTGGGAATGGAAAGAAGTTTTAGAACCAAACCCAACAAGTAGCCAAGAAGATTTTGGAACCGATATTGGTATATCAGCGGACGGCTACCACATCATAGTTGGAGAATATTTGGCTACTGCACACTCTGGTCAGTCCTTTAGTCATAAAGGTTCATTTCATGTTTATAAAGCAATTAGTTAGTATTTCTTGGTCTAATTATTCATATATTTTGATTTTTTTAGGATCAGTTAGAACTGGTTTGCAATATGCTGTTGCACGATGTTCTTCTGGAACACTACGATAATATCTATAGTTTCCGTATCTTTTTACAATCTGCGATGCAAAATAATTACAACGGTTTATATCCCAAAAATACATGTCTTGGCTAATAGTTTTTGATCCAAGTATAACAACTAATAAAAATACATGTGTCATTTACCACCAGTTGGCTCCTGTGCCAAGAAACCAAATAATAAACACAATAAGTCCAAATAGAAATACTGTAAGAAAAATAACAGCAATTCCTTCTAAAAATGCTCTGCGTCTTTCTTGTTGCCTATAAACTGTTTCTTCTCTTTCTTTGCGAATTTTTCTACGAAGTTCAATCATTTCGCGCCAAGTTCCAAAACCAAACCGAATATTTAACATCTCTTCTAGTTGTTTCTCTTGTTCTTGTAATTTTTTCTTATGAACAAGAATCTCTAAAGCTTCCTGTTCAACAGAACCGCTACTAAAAAGCTTAGTAAATATTGGTGGATTTTTTCTTTGCGTTTCAGCACGCCCTAAATCTGCTGCAGCCCCATACCATTTGCCCAATTGACCGACAACATCTTCTATCTCTCTTCCGGCATGGACTAACTTTTTAACTCCATTGAACGCAGCCGTTGCTGCCCCAATTGCTGTAATCGGGTCAATCATATTTTTCTCCTAATTATTTTTTTATAATAAAAAATTATATTAAAACATGAGAAAAATATTCACCTCGATATCAATCGCTTTCTATCTATTTATATTATTGAGATCCCAAATCATGGGAAATATGTCGCTAATGATTTCTGCACATTGTTTTGCTATTATCATATGCTCTTTTTGCGTGCCGTTTGCTCCTCTAAGAGCAATATAATGTAGCCAACTACGCAAACTTCCTTTCATATATAGTCTTGTTTTTGTAAGTCCTTCTGGAAGCAAAACTCTAGCTTGTTCTTTTGCAATTCCATTTTCAATTGCCCACTCATAGGCCTTTCTTGCAGTTTCAATTACGCCCGATTGTCTACGACCCCATTCTGCAATCAAATCTTGATGTTCTCTGTTTTCTACTAAACTCGGATCATTTTCAATTTCAATGCTGTTTTGTCTGTTTTTTGTATCTTGAAGTCTACATTCTCTTTTTACAAACCACTCGCCCATCTCTTTTGGTTCTGCATATCTCTGCGAAAACTCTTGAAAAGAAAAACTACGATGGCGAACAATTTGATGAGCAATATCTCTTGTTGTTTCAATTTCCAAAGTCACATCCACCATTTCTAATGGAGACCAATGGGCATGTTTGATAAGATATTTTATCAATTTATCGCTTGTTTTCTTGTTTATTTGATTTGATGGGTTTGAAACTTTTGCACAATATGCAACCAAGTCTTGTAAAGTTTCTACTCCCTCTTCACTCAAATCTTCTGCTGATTTAGTGTAACTAATCAATTTAACTTTCAAGTCAATCTCCTATTCTAATCTAATGTGGTCTTCAAGTCTCTCTTCTGTCCATCTCTCAATCGGATCGTTGAAGTTAGGCTTTTTTTTTATTTCTTCCGTTCTAGGTTTTAACATATCCATTCCAAGTGGCGGAATAACACTTTCTTGTTCAAAATCCTTTTCGGATAAATGTGTAAGATTTGTTCCCTTTTTAATTTCTCTATAATATACTATTGATGATGTGCTAGCAATAACCAAAAGAATTGCAAGTGGGTCAAAAACAAAAATTAAACATAAAATCACAAATCTGACAGCATCCTCAAGTATATCTTCATCTACATTATCATAAAGTACTTCTGCGACATATTTTACTGGTCCCACTTCGGCTTCTATTTTTCTTACTTCCTTTTCGAATTCAAATTTATCATTCCTTAATACACCCAAATCATTCTCTGTGTCAATAATTTTTTGCTTTAAATTTTCAATTCTTTCACGATCTTTTTCATCCAATTCATCCAGTTTTATTTTACTACGAAGTCTATCAATTAACTCATTACTTTGAGTTCTTTCTGCTGCTTGCAAATCTCTCAAATCATTAATACGAATTCTTGCAGATGAAATTATTGTATCTACACGATCCTCTTCTTTCTCTCTAAAGTCATTTACTTTTGATGCAGTATTTGGTCCATATCTTCCGTCTGGAGTTGTACCAACAAGCGCCTGCAAAGAAACAATATCATTCTCTTCAATATACTTTTCAATCAGTTCTAGTTTTTTACTTGCGGATGAGATTATTTCATTTTGTTCATCAACTAATAATTGATAGTTTCGAATTGCAGATTCGACTCTGCTCTCTTCTTTTGATATTTCAGAATTGATTTCAGCATTCTTATTCATATCAGAATTTTCTATCTTTTCAATTTGAAGTTCATACTCATTAATAGACTCTTCTAATCTTGCAATATTCTTTTCTACAATCTCAATTTGAGCAACATTTTCTCTATTTCCAGCAGTTTGTTCAATATGTGCCTTTGATAGAAATCCAAATATACCTAAACTGGTTATAAACATAAGTACAATAACTGCAAGAGTCAAGTATGATTTTAGAAAAAAGTTAACTCTTTTCCAATTATGCGACAACCAAGCAGCCGTTAAAACCTTGGCAACTTCTAAAACAGAAGCCATAACAATTACTGGCATTACTGCCGCTGCAAAGATTGTAATCAATCCAGCAATGGAGTAATATGCAGCGACTACAGATAATGCAATCGCGACCAATAATAAAGTTACAGATAGTATCATTTAGTTCTCCACTAAAAATTATAGTATGTTTTATTTATATAAATAGAACGAATGCATTATAAAAGGTAAGTCATGGCCATATCATTTCCAGCAAGTCCTGTGAATGGACAAACTCATACAGAAAATGGACAAATCTTTGTTTTTGACTCCACAAGAGGTTATTGGCTAGTCAAAAAACAAGAGCAGATTGTTGCCTCTACTTCTCGTTCCACATTTGTTGCAACGGCAGGACAAACAGTTCATAATGTAAACTACGATCCGGCCGCAGCAGTTATTGTGTCAGTAAATGGTGTTATGTTAAACCCACAAGATGTGACAGCTACAAGCGGAACCTCTATCACTTTTGATACTGCATTGTCACTATCAGATGAAGTTGATATTGTCTTTCATCAACCGACAGCATCAAATCTAACAAGACATAGTGTCTCTGATACAGCACCAAGCGGCGCATCTAGCGGAGATTTGTGGTTCAATTCTGCAAACTTAAAAACATATGTATACTATGATGATGGTTCAAGCGCACAATGGGTTGCAACAAATCCTCTTGGAGTGGATGGTGCAGATGGGGCTGCGGGAGCAGCTGGTTCTTCAGTCACTGCATATGCAAACTTTGCTGCATTTGCAAATGGAACTACAGAAGGTGACTTCGCATTTGCACAAGATACCAAAGCATTATATGTATGGGATGGAACCGAATGGGATAGAATATCTTCTGGAAATGATGAAAGTCCTATAATTATTACTGAACCACCAACAACACACACTCTTAATAGTAATGGAACCACAAGTACAGTTACAATGGTTGCGGAAGACCCAGAAGGATTTGATATATCATATGGTATTGTTTATGGAACAACAAACAATACTTTGCCAAGCTTACTGTCGAGTGCCGCATCTGTAGATTCAAATGGAGTATATACTTTTACTCCATCTACAAATATTGCTGATGCTGGAAGCGTAAAGGTCAGATTAAGTGCCAGTGATGGCGCAAAAACCACAACCCGATTTTGCACTCTTTCATTGGCATTTATTAGTACCGTTGATTATCTAGTAGTCGGTGGTGGTGGTGGTGGAGGTATGCGTCACGGCGGCGGTGGCGGTGCTGGCGGCTATATCTATTCTACAAATCAAACATTAAATATTGGTACTACATACAATATTGTTGTTGGAACTGGTGGGGCGGCCGGGAATGGTCAATCAGCGCCAGGTTCAAACGGCCTCGATAGTTCTATTTCCGGCACAGCATTCAATACAATAACAGCTATTGGTGGTGGTGGGGGAGGGACAACCGGCGCCGCTCTGGATGGTGGATCTGGCGGCGGGGGTGGACATAATGGAGTAACAGCGGGAACAGGCACAGTTGGACAGGGTAACGATGGCGGCGTAGGCCATACATCCGCTCCATACCATGCTGGTGGTGGTGGTGGCGCTGGCGGGGCTGGTGCAAATGCTGGCAGTATCGGAGGTGCTGGAGGCGCAGGTCTTCAAAATAGTATAACTGGAACCGCACTTTACTATGCTGGGGGTGGCGGCGGTGGCACATACAACACGGCCGGCAACGCAGCTGGTGGATCTGGTGTTGGAGGAAACGGTGGTGCCGGAACGGGTGCAGCGGGTAGCCCCACGCCAAATACGGGTTCGGGGGGTGGTGGCTCTGGTGGCGGCGCGGTGCCAAATCACGGAACGCCAACAGCGGGTGCAGATGGTATTGTAATCATTCGCTCAATTGACACCGCCACCTCAACTACAGGCTCTCCAACAATTACTACGGACGGATCATATAATATATATCAATTTACTCAATCAGGATCTATTACATTTTAAGGAACTAAAGTAAATGGCAATCAATTTTCCAAGCAATCCAAATAACGGAGACACTATACTAGTAGGAAACACAACCTACACATTCGACTCTACATCTGGAGCGTGGGATGCTAGTGGTTCTCTATATACCGTATCTGAAACTGCGCCGACAAATCCAAAAGAAGGTGATATGTGGTTTGATCCAAGTGTTCTGGAAACATATGTATATTATAATGATGGAACAAGTTCTCAATGGGTAATCTCAAATAATTCACAGGGCCCAGCAGGTCCAGCGGGAACAGATGGAGCAGATGGAACAGCAGGCGCGGATGGAGCAGATGGGGCAAGCGGTATCATACAGTCTCAATTTACATCAAAAACTGATACATTTGTTGGAACTGCAAACGGAACAGAAATGGCAGTAACTGGTATGTCTGTTACAATAACACCAAGTTCTGCATCAAATAAAATTTATCTCACTGCACAAATCTCATATGGAACACAAGGAACAACATATAAAGCGTGGTTTAAAAGAAGTATTGATGGTGGCGCATATCAAGATATATTCATAGGTGATGCGGCAGGGTCTCGGCAAAGGACATCTATTCCTTTAGCTCTTGCTTCTGATGCAAATCAAGCAAATTCATTTATTTTACAGTTTATCGATGAACCAGCAACTACATCTGAGGTTATATATCAATTATATGTAAATAACGATAATAATTTCGCATTTCATCTTAATAGATCAAACAACGATCAGGATAATGCTACTGGTGGAAGATATATCAGTACAATTATTGCATTGGAATTGGGAGCGTAACATGGCAGCAGTAAATTTTCCAAATAGTCCAGTAGACGGTGATACGCATGTAGCGAATGGTGTTACATATACATACAATGCAACAAAAACAGTATGGAGGGCCGCGGCGGCTGGCAGTTCATCAGTTTCGACTGTTGCAGATATGGCTGCACTGATTGCAAAAACTGGAATGACTGATGGTGACCAAGTATTCGTTCAAGCAAACAATAATCTTTATATCTATTCTGGTACTGGTTGGTATAAAGTGGCAACTGTTCAAAACGATTCTCCAAGTGCAATCACTGGAGTAGATGGAACTTATTCGCTTGCTATAGATGGAACACCTACTGTAATCACAGGGGTTTCTACAGACCCTGAAGGATTCCCTTTGACATGGAGTTATTCAACATCTGGACTTGGTAGTATTGCTACGATAAGTCAAACGGATAATGTATTTACTATTACACCTAGCACCGATGAAGCTAATTTCGGAACATTTACTCTTACAATTAATGCAACTGATGGTGTTAGTGGAGCAGTGAATGCAAATACATCAATCACTCTGGAATTTTTTATTGCAAACAGTAATTATACAACTCTTTTAGCAACAGCAGTAGATACATCAGACAACAACAATATAACCGATAGTTCAGTTAACAACCATACAATCACAGCAAACGGCGATGCTCATGCAGGTACGTTTAGTCCATATCGGCATGGTGGATATAGCACTTACTTCGATGGATCAGATTATTTACAGCTATCTGCCACAGCAACTAACCTTCTCCCCGAAACATCAAACACAACAATCGAAGCGTGGGTAAATACGACAGTAACTGGACACGTTGCAATATTTAGTAATTTTGATCCATCTTCTCCCTACAACGGAATGGAAGTTGGATTATACAACGGCTATCAAGTTTTTTATTCAAACTCAGCCGGTTGGATTAATAATCCACCCAATACAGGAGTTAGTACAATAAATGATGGTAATTGGCATCATCTTGCTTGGGTAATTACGAACAGTGGAACAACAGTTACAGCTTATGTTGATGGTGTTCAGAATTACACATCCTCAATAACTGCATCTACCACAGGAGGTAGTAATATCCGTATTGGGGCTTCTTCAAATACTACCGTAAATAGACATTTCACTGGTTATATTGCTGATTTTAGATTTGTTAAAGGTGCCGCTGTATATTCTGCTGCGTTCACTCCACCAACCGCACACTTAACTGCAATTACAAATACACAACTTCTTGCTTGCCACCTTCCATATATAGCAGATGGTTCTTCTAGCGCTCTCTCAATCACAGTAAACGGCAATACTTCAACAAAACCATTCGGCCCTTACGACAACTTAGAATACTCAGCAAGCGATCACGGTGGGTCTGTCTCCATGCCCAATGACAATGATTATCTTTCTGTTCCACATTCCAGCACACTAAAACCATCAGGCACAGATCCATTCTGTGTTTCATTTTGGTATTATCCAACAACATCTCCAGGCACTACTAGACAACTTGTCGGAGATGCTAATTATGTTTCATATCCGACAAACTGTCCTGGCTGGGACATATTATATCAAAGTGGTAGTCAATTAGATGTAAGATGGGGATATCCAAATTATGCAGATATGGCTTCTGGAAAAACAAACAGCACTGTTCAGGTTAATGCTTGGAATCACATTGCGTTCTGTAGAAGCGGAGGCTCTTTATCTTACTATTTAAACGGAAAAAGATGTAATACAACAACTTCTAATATTAATATATCAGCGTCTGGTTTAGCTAATTTTTATGTAGGTTATGCTGGAGAATCAACAGGCACCGCAATGAATTCAGCAATGGGAACTATTGCAGATTTTAAGTATGAGGTCGGCACGAGTCAGTTTGATGCTACAGCTTCTACTATTACTGTACCTACAGCACCACAGAGCACTACAAATTCTGTATTACATGTTAAAGGCACAGACGCATCTGTTATAGATAAAGCTCAAACAGGCAATATGAAAGTTTTTGGCACTGCAACAGGTTCATCAGCTGAAGCTAAGTTTGCTAATACAAAATCAATGTATTTCCCCGGCTCAAATCCTAATCATATAAGACACTACAGCCAAATTTATCTTCCAGGCGAATTGACAATAGAATGCTGGGTTAATACAAGTACGTTCAATTCTGGATATGTTTGGTGTTTAGAAAATTATCAACTTGAAATGAGAATTAATTCAAACGGAACTGGAGTAGATATATATGATAGTGGATACATAAACTTCTCTAGAGCAGCAGGTGCTATGAGCACAGGAACTTGGTATCATATAGCGGTGTGTAGAGATTCTAGTAATGTTTTTAGAGCTTGGATTGATGGTGTACGAAGCACTCAATCTGGTACTAAAACAACTACTTATGATAAAGACCATATAATAATTGGAGGTGAATACTCTAGTGCTACAGGTATTAATTGGCCTTATCATGGTTATGTTCAAGATCTAAGAATAAGTAATTATGCAAGATACAGTGCAGAAGATGAAACTACAAACATACCAACAGCACCGTTTAAAGGATAATATAATGGCATATGAGTATAATTGTAAAATTTTAAGAATTGTGGATGGTGATACAGTAGACGTGGACATTGATTTAGGATTCGGAATTTGGATGCATAGAGAAAGAGTGCGTATTATGGGTATTGATACACCAGAATCCAGAACGAAAAACGAAGAAGAAAAAGTTTATGGACTGGCCGCAAAAGAATATCTAAAAGAATTGCTTCCAATTGGTTCCATTCAAACTATCAAAACACAAAAAGACAAGACAGGAAAATTTGGAAGAATTCTTGGAGATTTTGAAATTGAATACAAAGACTCTAAAAATAACTTTTCACGAAGAAGTATTACTTCACTAATGTTAGAAAATCATCATGCTGTCCCATATAAAGGCCAAAGTAAAGAAGAATTAGTAGAATTGCATCTCATAAATAGAGAGAAACTAAAAGAAAAAGGTCTTATCTAATGCCTGCATCTAGAGCAAGAAAATTATCACAATTGATGTCCGAAGGTGGTTCACTGGACACCCAGATTGATTCTTCTGGCACCACTAGTGAAATTGGTGGCGGAGGCGTAACTGTTTATGCAACGATAAGTAATTTGCCTTCAACTGGAAATACAACTGGCGACATGGCATTTGTATCTAGTACACGACATTTTTATATCCATGATGGAAATGGTTGGTATAGTGTTGCATTAGTAAATGAAAGTCCCACAGCTATTACTGGAGTGGATGCAACATACGATCTTGCTGTAGATGGAACACCTACAGTTGTTACTGCCGTTTCTTCAGACCCAGAAGGAATACCTTTAACTTGGAGTTATGCAGTCACATCTGGTTCTCTTGGTACTACTGCGACAGTTCAACAAGGAACTGGTGCAAATACAAATCAATTCACAGTTACTCCAGGCACAAATGACCCAGCGGACGAAGGTACTTTCGATTTAACATTTTCTGCGACAGAAGGTGTCAATACAGTAAATAAAACTGCAAACTTCTCGCTTGCATTTGCGAGTTTAGAATTCACTTCATATGGACAATCCAGTTATGATTTATTACAGTCAGTTTCATCTCTTTCTCTAGTTGCCGTAAAAGGAACCTCTCAAGTCACCAACGAATATACTAATAGTGGTGGTGGAATGAGAACTTCTGGATTGTTGGCATATCCTACTAGAATAGAGGAAGCAAGAGCTCGTGTAATTACTAGTGGTTACTCAAATAGAAGCGCAGGCGAACCTTCAATATTCTATCCAACGGTTGATTGGGGGGCAGTAACGGGGGCTGCACAAATCACAGAAGCTCCAACTAACAGTAATTATACACCAACTGCCTCTGGTGGTTGGTCAATTAACACACATGGCACAATAGGTATAGGTAAAGTCACAGATAGTGGTGGTACTAAACCATATGGCTATCATGCAATGATGATAGGAGACAGCGGATCCTCGTTTTCACCCGATAGTACACCCCAACATATAATTTGGGTGAGTGGTACAGAAACTTTAGGTCATAAATCACACGCAACTGCATATGGTTCACTTGCGTCACCCGACCAAGGTACTACAAGATATATGGGGGCGCCGGATACTTCTCAATACGTTATTGGACTTGTTGGTAAAGATCAGTCAGGAACCCGTTCGTCCAATCTAAATGTTGTGCCAGGAACCTCTTACAATAGTGGCGGTCAGCCGACAGAATTTTATATGAAAAAATTTAATGAATCATACATCAATGATGCTACGTACTACACATCGGCTGTGACTTCAGATACTTATTTTAAGTTTGTATCAAGTAACCACCCAAAACAACAACCGAATTTGCCTTCTGGGGATAGAAATCATAATACTCATCCAACACATAGCACTAAACGTGGACAATTATTAGCACAACATCAACTCAGTGTTGGCGGAAGTGATATATTACGTTCATACTATCTGTCATTTTATCAACATCATAGCGCTGGTACATATAGAGGACACAAAATTGAAGTTTTTGATTGGGATATTTCAGCCGGAACTGGCCACTGGGTTGTAGACAATTATGATCAACAATCTTCGACTGATACTTTCAATTCTCTAGACAGAAATTTAATAGACCAACACTTCGCCTATACGAGTGAATTCAATACAGTAAGTGGAACTAGTCAGGATTTTGCGAATTCTTGGGATTTATCAAGATCAGTACACTCCCAATGGCCTCATTCATTTATAGTAACTACAAATGAAGTGGATTCGGGTAGTGCAACATCAGAAAAATATAAACTTTTTTATAGAGATATGTCAGCAAACATTGATGCTGCTACTTATGGTGGGTCGAAATCAGCAGGATTTAGTGCGAACTCAGGAGATAGTGGGTTAGTAGACACAGGACTTCTTGAATGTACTACAGCTACCTGTATTTCTCACGATAGTACAAACCAAAAATTGACACTTCTTTATACCGACCACGATAGTATTAATCTTAGGAATTATAATTATTCAAACAATACGTGGGATTCGGTAATATCTTCAATAACAAATACCGGCATTGGATATCTCGCCACAGGTATTCACGTACTGCCTGGAACAACAAGATTTATTGTAACAGGGGTTGGAAAAATTTGGTTATATGAAATGAGTTAATCGGTAATCAATCCATAGATTTCTTTCCAGTTTTGAACCCGAAGAGCACTACCAGTGTATCCAGAGTTATGTTCATGAGCAACCAAAAGACTTTCTAAACCCATCCGCAAACCAAGGTCTGCGTTCTCAGGTTTATCTTCAACCCAAAAACATCCACAACCAGAGTATTCCAAAAGAGCTTCGTCTTTGTCAGCACCAGTGTCAAGATAGACATACCGTTCAAAGACACTATCTCCAAACAACTCCCGAAGGTTTTTAGTCCGAAGATGTTGACTATATTGATCGTTACTCAAACTAGTAATTGCGTGGAAAATATAACCATGTTCTTCATGAAGTTTTTTCACATATTTGATCGCATCCCGCAAAGGAGGCAATTTCCGAATCCAAGCAGATTCATTGAACATTCGTACCAGCCGTTTTGCTTCGGCCCGTGCAAGTCCATATTTCAAATCCATTTTGTATTCGCCTTCTTGGACAACTTCATATCCATGCCGAGTCATCCAACAATCAAAGGCGTACTCCCAATCAAGGAGAACGCCATCGCAGTCTACTAGTATTGTTTTTTCTTTTTTAGCAATCATTAACAGTCTTTCTTATTACATTATTAATATAACTGATTCGGTTTGAATTGTCAAGACAAAAAGCGAGAAAGATTAGAATTATTTTCAATTCTTTCTTTGGCGATGTTGAAATAATTTTCGTCCATTTCAATCCCAATAAACCCACGACAAAGGTTTTGCGCAGCAACACCAGTTGTACCAGACCCCATAGTATTATCTAAAACAACATCTCCTTCATTTGTATAAGTCTTGATCAGATATTCCATAAGACCAACTGGCTTTTGAGTTGGATGAAATCCTTTCTCTTGTTTATGTTTGATGATTGTTTTGGGATATCGTGATCCATCTGGATTATCACGATGCTTTGATTTTGCATTACCATAAACCTCACCAATCGTTGCAGTATCACTCTTATAACCAGAATATGGAGTGCTATACCACATTTGTGGATTATATGTAGGCTTCTCTCTGTAGAATACAAGAATATTCTCATGCGATTTAAGAGGCATAATCTTTGCATTCATAGGATTAGTACCCTGAGGCTTCTCCCATATCCATTCATAACGAAGATTCTTAATATTAGAGGCAGCAAGAATCGTAGTAAAAGGCTGTGCTGCTGTAAACACCATGGCAGCATTCTTCTTACAAATACGATTGTATTGCTCCCACAGCACATCAAGTGGTATGATTGAATCCCATTTACATGCTGTGGTGCCATATGGTAGATCGGCCATAATCATGTCAACACTATTGTCTTCAATAGTCTTCATGATTTCCAAACAATCACCATTATATAAGTCTAGTTTTACCATTCGCTAAGAGACTTCATATATCCAGAGTTCATTAGTTTTACGATTTTACCAGATGCAATCATATAATCATCATTGTCACCGCTCTTGCCACCTTGTTGATGAGAGAAATATTCACTAGTATCAAGTGCCTGCTTGAATTCTTTCTTCGTCATATACATGGCGCGAACTTTGTTGGGATCACCGTTAATCGCAAGGAAGATCAATCGTTCCCAGTCTTTACCGACAGCAACATGATTCATAGTAAAACAATCTTCTTTTAGAATTCTTTTTTTGTTGTTGGTGTGTGCAAGAGAAAATTTAATCTCAGTGCGAATTCCGTTTATAACTCTATCGTGACCAGCCGTAGAAGTTTCAGCAAATTCCACATCATATCCACAAGCCTCAAAAAGAAGGCTGACATATATTTCGCCCAGCGCCCCTTTTTGTTTACTATCCATATAGCGATATCCCTCAAATGGAGTATCTATCCAAGGATCATAAAGATTTTCTTGAATGTAGTTTTGAATTACGGCTGAGTTTGCCACATTGTATATTTGTTCAGATGTTAGTTGCATGGGATCATCTCTTTTTGTTAGGGGTATAATATAACCGATTCGGTTTGAATTGTCAAGGGCCAATTGCGTTATAATAGCCCTCCGCTTTTACATTCATGGTCCCATCACCATTGTCGTATGTTTGATAAAGTTCGGAACCTGTGAAAAACGCACATGCTTCACACATCACATTCCAATCAGAAATATGAATGGTAGAACTGATTGGCATTTTCCAGTTATCCATTCCTTCTGTAAGTTTGTCAAACGCAACAGTGAGTTGCGCTTTTGTATAGCCTAGAGAACTTACAATCATATCTTCCATAGTAACTCCTATATCAAGTAGTTAGGTCCAGTCCACCGAATATCATAATCTTCAAAGACATTTCCACGCGCCGCATTTCGAGCAGGAGCGTTCCAACCAGCAGCTTTCAAGATATCACCCATGCGGAATTTTTTGTCATTTTCAGTGTTGACAACAAATCCCCAGACACCACCGTTTGAGATAATTTTGATATATTTACTACCAACTGTCCATGACAATCCGTTGTTGAATTCTTCAATCATATCTAGATTGATATGAGTCAACTCTTTAGTACCATTACGACTTGTCCAGTTGTAATAGTCAGTTTTGATGTTTTCAAGAAGATTTTCAAGGGCGGTATTCATCATATTGTTTCTCTCTTTTTCTTAACTTACATATATAATATAAGTGATTCGGGCCCAAAAGTCAAGGGCCCGAGCTAAGTTTTTTTCAATTAATTTAGAGAATAAGAAACTCTCAATCTTACCGTATCTCCTACATTATATGCAATTCCTGTTTGTTGACGAATAGTGTTACCATGCACATTAATTACAACAACATAATGTGAAATAAAACTTTCTTCTTGACGCTGATACTCAGTTCTACATTGCGTTTCTCTGCGATATTGCACAACATTTCCATTCTGATTTTGACTTCCAATCAATCCACCAATAATTGCACCAGCATTTCTATTATCTTTTCTCTGATCCCCCTTACCAAATTGATGTCCAATAACACCACCAATAATAGCACCAGTGATAATATTATTTGAATTATTGCCATTTCGATAAACAGGAACATCTACATCACTACAAATTCTTTTTGGAACATTATAAGAATTAGAACCATAGATTGTTTGTACATCAACAATCGTTCCTTCTGCATAACTCTGAGCATATGCAGCTGTTGATAGGATTGACATTGTTAATATAGCGAATAATCTTTTCATTTTTTCCTCTATTTCCGCCACGGAATCGTTGATTACACTCTAACGCTTTCTGCAAACTCTGTGGCTTTAGTTTCATCGATAAAAAACTTTTTGGTTACAATTGAACGACCATCTCTTGACCATTTACTGTTCACCTCAGTTACCTTTACTTCAAAACCATAACAATGGTTTTCAAAGACGATTGGTGTTACCTTTGAGTAACACTTGTAATTTTTGGATTTCTCTTTCATGCTGTCCTCATAACATCTTCTTCATGATAGGTTTTATATTTACTTTCTTTGAATCCGTCAATTTCTTCCATCAACATCATCATACGGTTCTTGATAAAATAATTGAATACCTTTTTCATATCTCCTTCTGGTTCATTTTCAAATTTTTCAAGTATTTTAGTTCTGATATCTTCTGGAACCAATGTAAGATCAACAAGTGCTTCGTTTCTCTTCCATCGTTTCAACATATTTGCATCACAGAAATCTTCTGGACAACGACTCATATCAAGCCAATCTCCTAAGTTTTTCTTTGTGATGGGTTTTTGTCTACGATTTTCTATAAAAACTTCATCATCACTCAAAAAGTTAGGTATTCCATCTGATTTATCACCACGAATAATATGCTCTCTTAAATATCTTTGAGGATTTTTCTCTACGAGATATCTTTTTTGCATAGGACTATATTGAGAAACATTGGGATATTTTTGCAGTTGTTTGAAGTCTTTATCACTAGACATAATCAAGATTTTCTCATAAGGAGCAAAAGCCTGAGTCAAGGTTGCAATAATATCATCCGCTTCAACACGGTCATGTTCAATGATTTTGTAAGGAAAGACTTCCTTGAGGTCTGTCTTTACTTCATTCATTGTGTTGAAGATAAGACTCCAATCAATACCAGAATCTTCTCTCTCTTTTTTGCGAGAGAATTTATAGTATGGATAAATGTCCTTTCTCCAATAATTTTTGTTATCACAACAGATTACGATATTTCCATACTCTGCTGAAAACTTTTTCTTAATTCTTAGAATACTATTCAGTATCATGTGTCGAATCAAGCCATCATCAATATCTTCAGTATTGGGGCCTACCTGAGTCATGAGATTAGAAATGATAACTTGACTTAGATCTATCAAAATCATAATTTTGTCTCTATTTTGTTTTACATACTATTACTTATAACATATTTCATTCTAGTCTGTCAAGGAGTTTTTTGAAACCATTCTGGAATGTTCCGTTTACTCCATACCATATTGAACCTTTCTTGCTTTGTTTGGTAAAATAACTGATAAGACTTTACAGGATCATCTGGAAATTGACATTGAGGAGAATCTTTCATTGCAAGTTTGAATGGAGTGAGTCCATCTTCTGCAATGTTTATTGGAGGTGTGATCAAAACCTCTCGCAATAATTCATCGGTAGAATGTATTTTTCCATATCTGTATGTGTATTCGTCACATAGAGCCACCCAATGGTTGTAATGCCAGATATAATTTGCAAGAGACTCGGTGGTCCACTCTGTGCAGGGATGAGTGAAGTGTACAGCCTTGTAAAGAGTTTTCTCTAGGTTTGGGTTAGGATGAACCCAATAGTCGACCATGCGTTTTCCTGAGATAGATGGTCGTTTCTCATGTTTACCATCCAACATTCTATGCGCCGTAGAAAGCATTTGTGCCGATTCGACAATCATCTTTACTACATGTTTGTCGCATTGAAGTTGTGCGGCTACAGTTGGATTTTCATCTAGTACAAAAATGTTCATTGAATTTACCATTTGTTAATACACATATAATATAACAACTATGTGTTTATAAGTCAAGGGCTAATTTACAAATATAATAAGAATCTACAATATCTGAAACAGGGTTTCCTATTTTTTCTGATTTTATTTCTAAACTTTCGTTCAAATTTACATTAGTTTCTTCTAAAAATGATTCGTACATCATTTCTTTATTAGCATTACCTTTACCAGTGGCAAACTTCTTTATCACTGTCGGAGGCACTACATGATATTCTAGTTCTGAATTCCACAGTTTCCACTTCAAAATTCCAGTGTTTTCGGCAATATGAAACACTTTTCCTTTCGATCCGTAACTATAGTCCTCTAAGACTATTTCTTCGATATTATGATGTATGAAAATGTCTAAGGCCCAGTCTGAGATAAAATCATATCTTTCCTCTGCTGTCTGCCAATTTTGAATTTGTTGCGAACCTTCAATATTTTTATATTGAAAATCTTCGTATTTTTTTGTATTTGAAAGAAAGAAGATTAAGCATTTTTCAAAACTAAAATCTTCTTTCTCTCCTGTATATATGCACACTGATGGGCAAGTTAAGCTGTAATCAATACCACCTATTCTTCTAACCACTCTTCATCCTCTTCCATGTCGAACTCTTTGATTATATTTATACAATCTTCAAGAGCCTCTCCACAGATGGGACAAAACCTTACAACTTCTTCATTATGAGTTTCTACGGAAAATTCCGCTGCACATTCTGTACATCCAATATGCTCCATTTACTACTCCCTTTTGAAATATTTTATTATTTAGAATTATGTATTTTTTCAAAAGGTTATTTCACAGGCACCACCTTGACACGCAATCGCGCCCATAGTATCAATGTCTGTGAATTTTTTAGTTTCGAGTTGCGTATTAAAATCTATATGTGTCAAATTCTGTTGAATTTTTGTCCATTTATGCAACAAGAAAACATCCTTCAAACAATATTCTGCATCTTTCATATCACCATAAAAGTAATTATCGGCAAATTTCTTAAACCTACGAAT